AAGAATAACATGCTTGACATTTATAAGCCCTTGAACCACAAAGATCGTGAATACACGTTCATGTGGGATATCCCGTATGCTATCCCGTCTACTGCGACGAGTGACGACGAGATGCTACCGATGCCTTTTGCGATCCGCGATGGTCGTGCGGCTGGTCTCCTCAATCCGAAGCGTGTCGACTTGACTAAGGGTGCTCCTGTGACTGCCCCTAACAACGTCGCACTCTGCACCATCAACGGTGTTCAGGTCGGTTTTGCGAAGACGGGTATACGTGGAAACGTTATTACCGAATCGAACGAGGAGAAGAAAGACCGCGCCCTGGCTGAAGATATCCGAGTCAGTGCAGTTCTGGTCGACGTTACTCCGGGTAAGAGCGTTATTGGAGCCGGTTCGTTTGTCACCAATGGTGTGGCGGACTACTCCAGCGTATTCGGCCCCACGACCAATCCGGCTGACGAGAAAGTTCGTCGGATACCGCTCAATGCTCGTCGGGAAAATAAGGGTTATGGTGGAGACCTCGTTTCCAACCTGATCGTGAACTTCGAATTCAACTGGGTCAATGCCGATGGCACCCCTGAATCGGATTTCATAAACGTAACGATCAATCGAGACAACGGTGACTATAGAGTTACCCCCTCGACTTCTGGTCGTGTCATCGGGATCGAGTTCGATATTCCGTTCTTGAATCCTGCTAACATTGACGATACTATCAGATATGGCCGTAGGGTCTTTGATGATAAGATCGTTGCCCGTCCCCGTAAGACGATGGACCAAGGCTTGGCTTTGGACACCGTTATGGACAAGTTCCGTGCGACGGGTACTGGTGATGCCGATATCGTCAAGTACGTCTCCAACGAGTTCTCGAAGCTCTTGGCTGGCGTCAACGATCTCGACATGGAGAACCATTTGGTCGGCAACATCAACAAGTGCGTTGATGATGGCTTCCCGGTGGTTGGTGAGCATTCTTACGCGGCTTCCCCGAAGCTTGGCGGTTTCTGCGATCAGGCGGAGATCGACCTCAAGCAGCGTGGTCCTGGTGGTGACAGGGTGTGGGGATGGCTCGAGGAAGGTATCAAGGATACTCTTATGAATATCATGGATGCCGCCGAGACATATACCTACTTCGAAGACACCGTGGATCGCGAGTGGGTATTCATCGGTCATAGGACGGCGATTCGTCGTTTTGTTGATGCGAGATATACCACCGAAGAGGGTAAGGGTCGGGACGAAGTCGGCGAGGTCCGCTTCGGTTTCAAGCGCGCTTATTACACTGCGTTCTCCGATAACTTCGGGCGTAGAACTCGTTTCATCGGGTCCTACGATCTCCGTTGGAAGAACCGCGGTGGTAAGTGCTACGGTCTACTCCGGTCGAATAATCCTAAGGATGCTCCGACCGCGATATATCACGGCTATGACTTCCGTGTTATAAAGACACGTAACCCGAACCAGCAGAATATCGATGCGATATCCTTCTGGGTACATGACATATGGACCATTCTTGCAATGTGCGGAGCCAGAGTTAATCTGCTCAACTCCGAGACATACGATCTCTATGGGAAGACCGTAGAGAGCAGCAAGACCATGATAGTCAATAGGGTGTAAAAAAAATAGGTGGCCCGGGGGTTGAACCCCGGTGCCACTTATTTTCTCAGTTGACGGGGACGAGAGCGATGCCAGTATAAACAGCAACACCCCTCTCCTCGTCGTAGTATGTTGAAGTCTCGTCGACTTCACCAACTAATAAAGCTTTTAATGTCCGGGCGATCACCCAGACGTGTTCCATCCAACCCTCTAATCCATTATCGTAAAGGAAAGGGTTTTGATATTCCATCGCCCCGATAAGATGGTTGTTTTCTTCTTCTAAGATATTCCACATCCGCTCGGAGTAGTGAACTCCGGCGCCGCCATTGTCCCTGGTGGCGATCCTATCCGCCAGGATACTCTTGGTCTCATCGACCAACTTAAGCATTTTTTCATAAGTTAAAGCCATAAAAACCTCCTATTAGAAAAGTGAATATTTAGTTACATTGTAATAAGTGATGGGGTTAATTTATTGATTTAGGTGTGCATTATAAACAGGTTTTGGTAATTGCGAATCTGCTGTTCATAATTACCAACCATTACTTCCAGGACAGAGATCCATTTTTGTTGTTTTTGGATTAGTTCATCCTGTTCGGTAATTTTCTTATTGGTAAGATCGAGATCTTTCCTGAGGTCGGTCTTGTCTTCTTGCGTGAAATATTTAATAGTAGTCATAGTTGACTCCTTTCTTGCTGTTCAGTTAAAAAGTATATCAAAACCCCATCACTACTATTTAATATATAAAATGGAAAACCTCGTATTTATTGAAAAAAAAATAGAGGGTTTAAACCCTCTATTTCGAATTTGTTTAAGCGAACACACTCTTTGATAGAGTTGTTAATTCTGATTGAGTAATATGATCTCCGGCGTGGGTAGAGAAAAAGCTTCGAAAGAACTTCGGAGAAGAAGTAACATTATTCAACGTCGAATCCCACTCGGACGAAGGTATTCTTTTCTTCAAATGATCCATCAATTTCATCGCACGACCAAACCCAATAACACCGACAACCTTGATTCCTAACGCCTGCATTCCCATACTTTATCCTCCTTTAGAAGTGATTTAAGGGTTATTGACACACCTTATAATATATAAGTTAAACATCTTAATGACTTCTAAAAATGGAGGTTTTATGCCAAAAAACAAGAAAAAGGTCCAAGGTCAACCGAAATTCTCTGTGAAAAGTTATAATGAATATCTAAAACAGAGATCTAGACCATCAGGTGCTTATAAGCGGTTAACATCACCTGGAGCATCTGTAATGGACTGGATGGAAAAGAATGAGAATTTAATCGACGAAGCGATGAATGAGAAAACCCATCTTGACAGAAACGGTAAACTCATTTCAATAGCTGATATGATGAAGAACTTAAAGTAGTTATCTTATAAACCGTTTGGAGGATATAATGTCTACTGTTGAATCATTGTTCTCAACAAACAGAAGAACGGAATTCGTGAGTCTTGAAGAACACCTCATGAATACTGATCCGAAATATTTAAGTGAAGAGGAATTGGATCTGCGTGATTTTTATAATGCTAAGGTCGGAGACTATGGTGAAGAGTGTGATATGACTCACGCTGAGCTAGCGGAAGAGATGGCGCACTGTATGGCGACAACCGAAGCGATGTTTATATCGTTAGAGTTTATGGATAGATATGGTTTGGAAATCGAAGGAGATGCCGGAACGACATCTACGGCTCCGGCTAGTGAGGGAACTGCTCCTGGAGCTGGGGAGAATAAAGTAGATGAGAAAAAACCGGATGACAGCAGTAAGAAAAAAGGGGTTATTGAACGACTTAAAAAGTTTTTTGGTATGATCTGGACAGCTATACAAAACTTTGTTAAATGGATTGTCGGTTTTGTAAAGAAAATATTTGGTTTTGCCGAAGCTGAGAAAAAGACAGTCGATCAGGAGATTCAAAATTTTGAGACTGTGTTACCACAAGTCCAAGCTGAAACCAATATGATGACGTTAAAGGGTGTCCACCATATTAACAATAATCCACAACAAGCATTTGAGGAATATATAAAAGCAATTGACGGGGCGGTCAAAGAGATGGATCAGCTATTGTCTCGGAAAGAAACGGAACTGAATCTTGCTGGTGAAATAGGTGAGGAAATGCTTGGTAAAGCTGACGCGCTGTTCAATGACGTTCAGACCAAGAGCGCAGAAATAAAAAAGAATATCGGTTCCGATGTGTTGAAAAATGCTCTATATCAAAGAGACGGTTCGGGAAATTCTAAGTATGATACAACAGTTAGTCAGTATCCTATCAATACTCCAGATACTTTAAAAATGTTAGTCAGTTCGAACGGGTATCTTTTTCAAATAAACAAGACACTTACGAAGTATTCAGAAGACACAAAAAAAAAAGCGCTGAAATTCGGACAATTGATTAACAATGCGACACGTTGGGTACAACAAAAACTATCGTCAAATGATAGTTTTACCCTGTACCAAAAGGTGGCGGATAAAAATGGACAGATCAGCCGAACATTATCGATGACATTTACATATTTAGGTAAAGCATACGCTGACACAGCGACTGAATCAAAATATATTCGAGACGATTTGAAGAAAGTTCGGGACGTCGTCATAAAATATGAGGCCGAAAAAAAGAAAAAAGCAGCACAGGCTCAACAGCAACAGCAGAATCAGCAACAACAAGCACCTCAACAACAAGCGCAGCAGCCAGCGGCGGCTCCTGCCCCTGCTCCACAAGCCCCGGCCCCAGCAGCATAAAAAGAAGGGCTTTAACAGCCCTTCTTTTTTTATTTAAACGAAGCTTCTGAAGAATTCTTCCCCAGTCCACCCTTCCACCATTACCTCGGTAAAAAGTTTTGACCAATCACCGTAACCGCTTACATTATTTATAAGGGGTATAATCCCTTCCATGAAGTATGCATACGGCATTCTTCCAAAGAACTCGATGAACGATCTAAAGTCGAGCACCCCTATAGCGTTCACCCCTTCTATGGCCCCGATCACTTTCCTTTTCTTCATGACGTAATTGTCGCTCATCGGAAAGTTCTTCGAATCACTACCGATATGTTTAGCTCCAAGTAACTGTAGAAAACACCTTTTATCTCCTTCTCTCGCCTCGAAGATTTTAGGAAAATCGTCTCCAGCCCGACCAATGACTAAATCGGAAAAATACTTACAAAGACGATTCTTTTTCGACTTGTTGAAGGTGGTATTTTTCATGAAGGTATCATAATCCTTCTTTCCATTAAAAGAGCCACAGAAATTGGCAACAGATCTCTGCATCTTAATCAGAGAATTGCTAAGACTTTCTAAAACCGCATCCATCCTCTTTTGCTCCGCTTTCTCTTCCTCATCTTCTACGTAATCGGACTCTTCAAAAACATACATCTCCCTCCCGTCAGGTAAAGCGTATGTGTACATAAGACACCTCCTATTTTGTTAAATGATACGTTTCCTCCGTCCCGATAAAGCCCTGTTCCGCCTCTTATCGTAGGTGTTCCAGAACGGGATAGAGATTGCTACTACGATTGTGGCGATACAGATTAAATAGCCGAGCGGGATTAGCTCAAACATATTGATTAATATGCATGAGAGCACGACGATGGCGATCCGTTCAAACCATATTAACTGCATAAACCCTCCTTGATTAAAGGATTTTACTTCTACAACTATAAATATATAGTTATTTTTTGGGTTATTAATTTGATGTTCTCCAATATTTCCAAAACATCATAATGTGCCAATGTCAGTTCATTTTAACTTATAGGATGGGTTATCATGTCCAAAAACAAGTATATCTTGACGAGAAACAAGCTGAACGACTTTTTTACCAACCGGTTTGAAACTTTCTTTGAGAATGATATGACCCGGTTTATCGACATCTTCGTAAAAGAGAATATAGCTCTCTATTCTAGAGTTGCCGAGGATATCGATAATGAATTTGTAAATGATGAAAGATTTGCCTTTTTCTTAATGCTTGATGTCCGTCATAAGCTTGAGAAATATAAGATTTATATCCCCGGGTTAAGTAATTCGTATAGGAAGCAACACAATATCGATTATAAGAATATCGATTTTCCGGAAACTCTCATCCCCGGAAACGATGAAATAAAACACGATTACTTTATGTCATCCCAGAGGAATATAGATCAAGATTGTCTCATCAAAAAGATGAACGATCGTGTCCGTAGAGAAAGTGATTTATATGATGACGACGAAGGTATAGCTGTCACGTCAGCATATGAATGTGATTGTGATACTACCCGTCATCGACCGATTGATGATGCTAGAGCCGGATTCGGTATGGATCATATATCACGCCTCGCCTCAGAGTGGAAACCTGGTAAGGGTAATCTCTTTAAAAGCTGGTGGTGGACGGAGTGTCTACCGATGACTTATTGCTATGCCACTAAGATATATCGAGGTCACATTGGTGGATCGCATTTCTGTAACATAGACGATGATACCGAATTTGAAAAAGAGATAACGATCGAATCCCATTTTGACAAATGTGAATTGTATGATTTTTTCTATCAGATACTTCAGGAGTACGCAAAAGATGTTGTCTTTAAGGAAAATCCTGAGATGTATAAGATGAGCAATATGTATCCGTTCACAACAGCTACAGATGCTGCAATTGTACCGGAACAATTTTATACAACTCAGGAGATATACAAACAGATCGTTGGCAATCTCATAACTACATTAAATATAAGAGATATTCAAACTTATATTTATAATCACAAGAATATGAGAGATCTTAAAGCTCTTGTATATCTGAGCGCGCTTGATTCTGTTTCCAAATTCTACAAGAATGTAGCCAGTACAAGTACGTCTCAATTCACAATCAAGTGTTTAAAAGATCATCTTTTAAAATCAAACGGCGAAGTCGCAAGTGGTAATAGAATGCCGAATGTCCAACGGGATGGTTGGTGCAATCTACCCCAAGATGTTTCTTCTGGTAACAATGCGGCAATAAGTGCTGGAAGTGAGTATATGTTATATGAGACAATATCTAGTCTCTTCAACGGCTCATATTATAGAAAGATCGGTGATCGTTCTAACGATTATACTGCATACAATGGGGCAACATCTTTTTTCGCCCACATCGCAATCCGGTTGTCCCAGTTGTTTATGGTGGAGGCCAGCTTATCTGTCGGTGAAGTGGATTTTAAGAAAGATGATTTTAAAGCCTACATTGATACCTATCCGGAATGGTTTGAAGCATTTGTTGATGAAATGGATGCCCGAGGTACCTATTTTACTATGGGTAAGAATGAGATGGAATTCATCAATGACACAATTGATAGTCTCTCAGGCGCCATAGCCGGTTTAACACTTGCCACATTCCAGTTCCGGGCCTTTTTAGAGATCTGTAAGAAGAAAAATGTCTATGGTACGCGGGAACAACTGGTTCGTTTATATCACTCTCGATATAGTCTTCTTGAAAGATCTCTAAATACTTTCGAGGAAATGGCATACAATCGAGGGGCCGATGATGTGACAGCCGGCGAATCGAAAATTCTAGTTCGTCTGGCAGATCTTCTCTGTCTACACGATATGCACGGATTTCTTAGGGATGGGATACGGACTGTCAACAATCGCATGAGTGAGTTTGTCAAACGGGTTAATTTGTCTAACGAGAGTGACGAGAGAGTAGTAAACGATCTCGCCAACATTGTAGCCCCTCTTGTCTCTGGGGATGATCCGGTTATTGAGAACTTCGTTAAAGATGAAGATGTCAACATCATGAATCTCGAGGAGAAGTGTGAAGAAGGTTTAGACTTCTTAACGCTAGCTCAAGCTAATGGCGACGATGACTTCAAGATAAAAGCGGCTAAGAGACTCATGGCTCTTGAGGATTATTACGATAAGTATCTCAAGGATTATACCGAGGAAACAATGGACGGTGTTAAAGTCATTAGTGATGAAGGTGAGTCGGCTAGTCAACGTGAGGCTGTCGCTAAATTAACTAAGAGTTTGGCGAAAGCTCTTGCGTCATCCGAATCCGATGAAGGTCTTGTCACTGACACAGACGATGGTGCTGCCGGTAATCCAAAAGGGACAGAAGACGAAGAAGTTCCGGTGGATGAAAAAGGTGGTGAAGAGGGTGAGGATAAACCGGATGTGAAGGCGGTTGCTAAAGCGGCTCTTAATAAGACTAAGAATCCGGAAGTTAAGAAAGCTGCTAAAAAGATCCTCAGTAAGAAAGATAAGAAAAAGAAGGTGAAGGAAACGATGGAAGCCCTTATTGCTGGATTGAAATAATGAAAAAAAATGAGGGGTCGCAAGCCCCCTCATTTTTTTATGCTGCCAACTTAGCGTTGGTCAACATATAGTTTGCGAGCTGATCAATGATCAGCTCGCGATCTTTCGCCTGCCGATCGGTGTCGATCGGCAGGACTGTGTAGGGGACATATATGTACGCTTTTATTAACTGCGTCCCCATGGTCATTTCTCTACAGTTCAAAACTGCCTCCCATTCGGAAGGCGTAAGCGACCCTCTGGTCGCTTTTAATGTTTTCTCGGCGGCGACTTGGTCGTCACCGAAAATATCATTGATTGCTTTTTCGACAACATTTTTAAACGTTTTCATGATAAACTCCTTTTAAATAAAGTTATTTGAATTCCTCTAGCATTTACTAGATTCATTCACTATTTAATATATAAGTGTGGGGTGGGGTTGTTATTCTTTTTTCAAACCACATTCTAATAAGAAACCATACCAATCACCTTGGTATAATATAAACAATCTACTTTCTCTCACTATGTGGGGGGGGGGTATAAGATGAGTGTACGTGGTCTTATTAAGTTGACGAACGACAACAAAAGCGGAGACAACGCATTACAAAGAACTTATAACAAGGAAGCAACGGATGAGCTGATGAGTAGACGGTGGGATTTCACACCACTAGATGGGGGGATAGACCAACCACCAGAACCACCACCAGATCCATGGGAAGATTTCTACTACGGATCGAGATGGGATTACACCAATCCGTCCCCAGCCCTTGAAAGATATAATTCAAGCGAGGGGCTCTCTATCACACCTGCCCTTAATGGTGTTGGTGGTAGTTCTGATTTTGACGATATGCCCATATTCCGCGATATTAAATTAGTTAATATCCTCAATGGAGTTAAGGTAGCTGAATTTGGGGATCCTGGATTTAGAAGAGATGGTAGTAATGGGGATGTGATGGTGCAGATACCAAAATTCTATTTTAGGACACGGAAGACTGGCACTCATTGGGAATTTGAGATATCCCCAAACAAAAAAGACAATTCATGGTATACATCACCAAGACACGCCGCTTACGGCACCCAACCAGAGAGAGATTGGATATATGTTTCGGCTTACCCTTGCGATACTAATTACAGTTCAAGATCCGGTGCAACTCCGATTGGTGATATGACTTTCAACATCGCCCGCACACAATTGTCAGCTCGTTGTAATAAATATTCAGTATATGATATTGCCACACATTATACTATCCAATTACTCTATCTAATAGAGGTAGCAAATTTTAATAGTCAGATGACAGTTGGTGGTGTTGGTACTGTTGGTACTGCTCTAAGAATAAATGGTGAGACGGATAACATCGTATTCCATACCGGATGTTCGATGGCAACTCGTACTGCCCAGGGTCCTTCTAAGTATCGCAGTTTTGAGAACCTATGGAATAATATATACATAAAAGTTGACGGGATTATCGTTGACAATGCTGCAATATATATCTGTAATGATCCGTCTAAATATGCAGACGCCCTTACGAGCGATTATAATCAACTCCATTTCAATAGGGCGACTACCGAAGGATTTATTAAAAACTTCGGATTCGATGCCGATCATCCGGGAATATTATTTCCTGACACAGTCGGTGGAACGGATACTACATATGTTACAGATCGATATAGGTGTCTTCCAACTGGCCGGCAGTCGACTGTCTATATCGGGGGTGCTTGGGATGCGAATACAAATAATGGACTCTTCTTTTATGCCACCGGCAATTCCCTAGATCATACCGCATCAGGTGTTGGGTGTCGTATCGTATGTTTACCGTAGAATATGAAGTGTGATTCTTTAAGGAGATATAAAATGAACCCCCTTTTTATATCAGTATACATTTAATAATATAAACTTTCTTCTTCATAGGAGGTAGCATGAGCGTACCTGGACTTATTAAATTGACTAACAAAACTAAAAGTGGAGATAATGCATTACAGAAGACTTATAATAGGGAAGCTATTGATGACTTATTATATAGGTCGTGGGATTTTACACCGTTAGGCGGGAGTACAAACGCTATTACTAAAAAAATTTTTATAGCTTCCTATTGCGATCCTGATTTCGGGGCTGGTTTATTTGGCGTCTGTGAAGAACCCGAGGAATTGTCGTATGGTGATATTCTCTGGGATAAATATGATCAATGCTATAGTTCCGCGGCTTCCCCTAATAAACTATACATGATATATCAACAATCTTTTGCTAGAGGTGGTAGCGGTGACACGTATATAAACGAACTCCGACCTTTCATTGAAGGGGATTACGATCCGGAGAATGGGATTGACGGCTATGTGATTGATGGGTTGTGGTATCCGAGAAAGCCCACGGTTAATAGGGGTGGTCATCCGATAGTCGAATTCTTCCAACATCCAGTCACCAAGGAGATGATCAGTATCAACCTTAGCACTGATTATAACTCTTATCCCGGGGAAAGTGCCATATCCGCTGTTGTCCATCAAGCAGTCGGTCGATACCAGTATGGAGACAACGTCAGTCCCTCTCGTCTTCCGTTTAATATTAAGATTGATATGTCTGCTGGTGACACCTATTGTTGGTGGTGGGATGATCCCTGGGATTGGTTATTTGATTTCAAACGATTGACAGATGGTGTAGTCGTGTTACGTTTTGGTAGGGTTCTTACCCATCGTGGAAATGAAGTCGCTCCGGAACTCTTTTACAGTGAAGGGGTGCAAGGGAGCTGGGCTCCGGTGCATGGTGATTGGTGGATGATGCCATTAGATTAACAGACTATAATGGGGGATCTTCCCCCATTATTTTTTTTCGGATATAGAATTTTACATTATAATCTAACTAAAGGAGATATAAAATGAACCCCCTTTTACATATGACAAAAGATGAGATAGCACAAGAATATATGGATAAATTTCATGATCATTTCATGGAACGTCATGAGTATACTGAAGAAGAGTGGGAGGATGAGCTAAATAGATTACTAAAAGAAGGTCAAGATAAAATGAAAGAACACGGACATTTACAACCAATTATATATAGTTGTGCGACGGAGAAAAACAATGATAGACTATGAAACAGGGAACTTATCGTTTATAAAAATGGCCCATCTCTATAAAGAGATGGGAATCCGAAATTATGACTTCATATTAGAATTAAATGATCCGAGTTTATCGGGGATCGATCCCAGAGATGAGGAGAATTTAACACGAGACCAGAAGATACGCATTTATCTTGAATGTACGAAAAACGTCTGGTATTATCTCAGAGAAGTTGTCCGGATACCAACAGGCGGTGGACTTGTTCCGTTTACTGTTCATCGTGGTAATATCGCCATGATATGGGCTGCTCTTAAAAATATATCGACGTTCGCAGTATGGCCACGTCAATCGTTCAAGACAACATCCGTCTGTGGCTTATATTCGTGGATGACATACTTTGGTAGTCGTCATAATAAAATCTCTCTTGTCGCTTATTCGTTAGACATAGCGATAAAAAACCTGGCCGGTGTTAAAGAATTTAGAGATAATTTACCTTCATATTTGCACTTGCATGATGAAAAAACTGACATTGACAATATGAAAGAAGTCTACGTCAGAGGGCTGGATAATAAGATAGTAACACGTGGTGGAACAATGAATCCAGATAGTGCAAAGAAAGCTGGTCGTGGGTTGTCGACCCCGATACAGTGGTATGATGAAATATCCTTTATCAGATTTATATCAGATATGTATGATTCGATGGTGTTTGCTTATAGTACAGTTGCCAAAATAGCCGAAGAAAATCAATCGTTCCATCATAGAATAATGACTACATCAGCGGGATTCCTGGACTCGGAGGAGGGAAAATGGAGCTACCGTTTTCTCCAAGGGGCTTGTGATTTCACTGAAAATATGTACGATATGGATGATGAAACTTTGAAGTCAATAATCAAATCATCATCAGTTACTGGATTCTTAGATATATCTTTTATGTATTATGATCTTGGAAAAGATGATAATTATATCGATGAGCAAAAACGATTAGTGGCAAATTCGGACGATCCGGAAACAACTTTGGCTCGCGAGGTTCTTAATCAGTGGAAGAGTGCTAGTTCCGACCATCCTCTCGGAACAAAACGTTTGGAAATGCTCATGAATCAAATTAAAGATCCCTCTGAACAAATCCTTATTAATGATACCTACCTGATGAAGATCTATGTTGATCTAAATGAATTCGATATCAATAAACCGTTAATCGGCGGATTAGACTTAGGTGGGAATCTAAAAGAGGACTTCTCTGTATTAGCTATAATGGATCCGACTGATTTCAATGTAGTAGCCACCCTTCGTTCAAATTCGCAGAGTTCTACTTTATTTTCTGTAGCTATCGTTACTATAATGAGGGAACTCTTTCCTAATCTTATACTCGTTCCGGAGCGTAACTTCAACGCAGCTATCATCGACAATATATGTACTCTCTTACCAGACTCGCGCCGTCGTGTCTATCATGAGAAGGACGATGATGATCGACCTGGTATCTTTAATACGAAGAAGGTGAGGGAGGTATTATATAACGATGTACTGCGTGTGGCGGTCGACAATTATGCTCACCTCATGAACGATAAACATATCATAACCGAAATAAATGGGCTCACAAGAACGAGGACGGGGAGAATTGATCATAAACAAGGGGAGCATGATGATACCCTTATAGCTTACTTGTACTGTCTATATTTCTTACTACACGTCACTGATAATGGGAAATATATTGACAAATCCCTCATTCTGAGTAAACTAGCTGAAGAAGATGTAGAGAAAAAGGATGAGCTTGAACACAAGAAGAAAATACGAGAATTACGTAACGAAAATCGTTTCTTTCTAGATGGGGTTGAAGCTCTTCAAGACAATATAGATTCCATCGCCGATAAGTTTTATGACTATAAGCAGGACCAGATTAAGGAGGGTAACATTTCTCTTGTTCGTGGGGATACAGATGAGTTGGACGAGGTGGCTGGTAGCGATGATATGGATGAGTTTAAGAAAAGGGTTGGGCAGATGAATGAGAAAGGTGAGACGGTTCAGGTTATGAATTTAGAAGTAACTAATAAAGGTTATGAGGATTTCCGACAGGTGTTTGGAAATCATTTTAATGTGTTTTAACGAGAAATAATGTGCGGGTATATCCCGCACATTATTCTAATCACAATGACTCAAGATATTCCTTGGCTATCTTCTTCGATTCCTCAACTAGTATGTGCGTTAGCACACCGCTCATATATGGGGAATAGGCCATTCGAGCAGTGATACTGAGAGTTGATATGACACCGTCAAGAACAACCCCATCATCAGTGATTGGTTCCTGACCTGTCGGAATAATCTGCGCAACAACGGATTTGATACAGGATCCGAATCGCATCTTATCTCCAACACCCATATCCTTCGGTGATTCGATAAAATACTCGATAAGAATTCCACTAGCGTCAGGTATCAGTGCTCCATTGATACGAGCGTCGGCTCCAGTTCTTTTTGGAACTGTTGGCCGTAGCAAAACCTCTAGATCTGATGTATCCATTCCTACACTCTTACGGTATTTGATCTTCTGACGAATCATCTTACTGTAAGCGTGAATGAGATTATTCAAGCTATCACTATACTCATCAACAGGATCAGTATAATAAACCCTCATATCAACTATCTTACCGGTACTGTGAGATTTCGGTGTCTGACGAGCAAACGCCATCATCTCTTCGCTAGCATCACCGAGTGAATCTAATAACTGAGATGCTGTCGAATCTTCCACCTCTTCAAACGTCATGATCGGATCACCACTGATAATATCATCCCCGATCTGTTTGTAACTCAGTAAATTGACGTTCTTACTTAAAACTATTTGTTTACGATCCACTAAACTTGTCTGGAGTTTCTTAGCTAACGACTCAGTAATAACACCACTATCGTCGTCTGTTGTGACTCTATCATGTAATAACAGTTTAGCGAGCACTCCTATCGAACTACGAATTCGACCAAAAACGTCAGGCTTAAAGAATTCGGCTGCATATGCTAGTACATCACCACTATCAACCTTCTGTCCTTTTTTAACATTCGGAACAATGCGGTTGATATTAAAGTGATTACTATTACGCTGAATCGATAGATCGAGTTGAATTGACTCCGTCGATCCATCTTCATATTTCACAGCAATCGATTCATTAGTGACATCAACTATTACACCTTTTCCCTTGGCTTTTGGAGCATACGTATCGCCGGTCTCATATACTAATACGCTATCGATACCGGAAGATACAACCGGGGGGTTGGCATGCTTCACCCCTATAATATGCTTTGCTTGTACGGATCCAATACCGATACGTTTCGGATCGTCGTGTAAATTAGCAAAAGCGTTATAAGCTTCTTCCGGAGATGCAATTTCTGCCAAAGTTTTCTTTGATGCTTCAGCTCTACTCTTACAGGTTTCAAAGTAACCGCGAGTCGATAAGATCTTCGGATTCTTTGTCAATTGTTTATTAATACCAACACCACCACCCTCAACGCTAGATATAGCGATAGTTCCGATCGCCGACATGTTGTAGGCCCGTTTCTCAAGAGTATACGCTCTATCCTCATTGACACCACCAGGTCCTTTCATGGTGACAATAGATTTGATCTTGAGATCGTTTAACGGATTGGTACTATCGTAGTTCTCCAAGATAAAACATTTGTTGAGTTTAGTAAACAATTGTTCTTGTTGTAAATTAATACGGGCCATAGAAACGTTCTGACGGAATTGCTTGAACTGATCACCAATTATCTTGTATAATAATGCTGGAACAATCTCATACCCACGAAGACGATAATTACTCATATCCGTTTCGTTTGTATAAACGTTATCGGCTAACAGAGAATTGGCATACAAAAAGAGTTCAAGAAAATCTGTCGGTAATGATAGATCGGTCAGAACTTCTTTAGTTATATTATCGATAAAGAGCTCTTTTGATACTATCATCCCTTTGAGGACGTTTCTACTCTTCGCAACTGTGAAGAAATAATCGATATACGGTGTTTCGGTATCAAAGTCGGCAAAGGTATATTCATCTGTATTCATATAAGATAAACCGTTCATGAGAAGAGTAGCAGCCGGGTTAGTGTCACTATAATATAAGAACCCGTCGCTGAATTTGATCGACAACCTCTTATCATTCGGTATTCTCTTATCGGAGAATTCGACTTGGATTTTCTCTTTATTTATCACTTCTGATAACTTGAAGAGAACGCCAAGGAACGATATCATCACATACTCTTTACTGATGAAGAGGATTTTTGTACACATCCGACGTCTTGGCATGGCCATCTTACTAACGATCTCATCATAGTCAGGAACCAGATTCATCTCCCTGATATCATTCAAAATGAGATCGCTCACCTTCTTATCGGGATTATTTAGATCAACATCAATAACTTCATTATTGATCATATCAATCCCAACCGGAAGTTTCGATGTACCAGCTGAATACTTCATCTCACGCTTTACTATTAGAGCTCGTAAAGCTTTTTGATCGAAGATGTACAGCTTATTTACAACCTTATTCGCTCCACACAATTCGAATCGGCTGTATTTTTTTGCTAGTACATCGTACTCGATCGTCGTTAGAAAATCACTATTGATCGCCGAGTTATCGCCGTTGAAAATTCGAAATCTCGAATTCTTCATCGATAGAGAGATGATCTTATTTAAAACAGACATATTACGCGTTAAGATCTCACCATATCGTTGGATAAAGTATTTGTTGTAGTTACTACTCAACATAACTTTATCCGGTTTCGTTTTAACAACAGGAAGTAAAGTTAATTGTTTTTTGAGAATCTTTTTATTTCCTCCCATAAACAAATAACCATCCTTATCCACTTTCGGCACATCTATTTTCAGAGCATGACGACGTCCATTATCGTCCACGAATTTCATCTGATAAGTTTCTTTCATATCGAGGGCGTTGGACGTATCAGTTTTATCCAGACTAACGATATTGAGACCAACTTCTTTATCGTCGCTGAACGATTTGATAGCCTTGATTATATCGTGTTGCATGGTGTTCTTGATGTACGATTTCTCGAAATCTATCAGCTTCGATCCGACAACACCCTTATCCTTAACTGCTACCTCATGTGTTGTATCTTCGATAACCTTGGCCTGAGTATCGTTGATGATCTCCTCTATAGTCCGATTGTCAACCTTTATACTCTTATACTTCTCCTTGACAATCTTCTCTCGTTGCAATTGTGCTTTCGTCTTCTTCGGTTTACTTGCCGTATCGACAGATGTGATAATTGTCTTTAAATCAACATCGTCTAGATCGTCGATTTCATCTGTATCTTCACCAACTATATCGTCTAGATCTTCATCCACGATCTCATCCGGATTTGTATCTTCTTCAATATCCTCCACTTCATCGTCGTCGTCATCTTCATCAACACCATCGTAGAGATCGTCGTCATTATTCATTGCCGCTTTCATTACAGTACCACTCTTAGTATTCTTCACATCGACATCAGCCACTTTAGCTTCGGGTTTTACTTTTCTCTTCAGAAACATCTTTTCTAAGTCTTCAAGATAATCTTCCTCATCATATTCGGGATCATTATCCGTTGCTTGAGCGGCAATCTTTTTATCTAGTTTTTTCGTCTTATTTCTTATAGCTTTCTTGACGATAGGACTATTGCACAGCATCTTTATAGTTCTCTCAATTTCAGCCTTCTCTTCGTCGAGAGCAGCATCACTACCATTTGGGATATCACTTTTCTCAACATCATTATTAAGTGTTGCCCCAGCTGGCGTTACCATTACTTTTACAGGACCTTCCTCGGGAATGTCGTCGTCGACTTTACTATCATCAACTATATCACCCTCTTCCTCATAGTCAACTTCCGGATCGTTCGATGAGATAGTCATACCCAGTAGCATCTTAAGGCGGGATATTATTGAATTTCCCTGAAGGCCCATTACATTGATATCCTCAGATGTATTGTATATGAATCCACGTCCTCTATTGTTATAGAAAACTATCGTCATATCTTTTATCATTTCCCACAATTCGTTAATCACATCGTTACCCTTATACCCAATACGACCGGCGATTATCGTTCGCATTAGGAGTGTGACTATATAATTATTCATCTGCACTTTTTGTGGGCGTGGAATTGGGATAATCGGATTGATGAAACGTAAGATACTTCTATCTCTTGTATCAATACGAATACCCATGATGAAACGTTTGAAATATGATTTCATCCCTTCACCATGACGGTAAACCGATGTCTTGATTGCAACAGCTTCCGGATCAATCGGATTAACGAGATTAAAACGCATCCATTCTAAAATAAAATTATCAATATTCCGAAACGCTAAAGGAGAACTCCATTTCTTAACCTCATTGAATTCTGGAAACACCTGGCGCATGACATCACTCATGTCCCAAATATAATTTCGCTCTATTCTCTTGTAGAAAACACTTTTCTTCACCTTTAAATCTTTGAGCTCTTCAGGTACCGGTTTCTGGGCATTTTCTATCATGACGTTTGTTTTACGAAACATCATTTCTTTTACTTTTATATATTTTGGCACATAATGGAGGAATGCGTACATAGGGTACATATTACCAAATATCATCTTTACCCCATCAGCAACCTTATCTACAGTTCTCTCAAACGGGAAGAATATCCCAGTGTCCGCCTTGGACACTGGTCGTAAACTGGTGGCTAGAAACTTATCATTTTTCTTAAAGTGTCTAAATCTCAGAGACTTATAGACTGGAAGAATTGCTTGGTGAGGGTTCTTTTCCATTATGCATCCTTTATCAAAATAGGCCTGAAATATACAGATTAAGATGTTTTGGCGTACTTTCAAAAAAATCATCTTTCCTCTAATTTATATATTAAATATTGAGCGAATCCAGTAAATGCTGGTGGGCTCTAACTTATATCAAATAGGAGGAGTAAGATGAATTACGTTTCAAAAGCTTCGCCGGCCACTCAGAAGATCGAGTATAACCTGAACGCTCTCCTTTACAAGTTGATCGTTCTGTACGATGACTACCGTCTGTCGACGGGGGATAATAAAGATGAAGAACCGTTGTTTAAGTCGGCATTGCGTCTTCTTGACGCAATGATCAATTCTGTCCTTAGCGTCCTCGTCGACGTGGAGGTAGATCCGATTGCCGATCTGGACTTCAAGGTCCAAGACAATCTGAACCGGATTAGGTCTTTCGTCCAGAGGACTGGCGAGTTGATGACAATCATCGACGAATGTTGTACCGATATCGAGAGTGAGCATGGGCGTGATTCTGTTGAGTATAAGAAGACAATCGATTGTACAACCGCTGCCGTTGCCCAACTCAGCGCCGAGATCGAGGAATTCTATCGTTCGAAGACGGTGTCGGCCTGCCGGATAATTGACGAACTCAGTTATCTGGAAAAGGAGAATGAAATTAGGGTTCTGGAGGTTGCCTAGAGAATAATAGGTGTGGGATAATCCCACACCTTTTTTTTCATTAAAAAATTACACTGGCGGGAGATCGCCAGTGTAATCTCTTTGGGCAAAGCGCAACACAACAACGGGCGATCTATATTAACCAGAACTCCATTTCTGGATAATTAACAGTTGAACCATTATTATACACTCTTTACTTCTGCATATGTTAGGACTGAGGTGGATCCACTATCATCAACACTGGCGCGCAGCGGAACCTTATTCGGATCCGGCTTATTCTGGGGTAAAAACTTCACATGGAAACATTTGTACTTCTCGTAGATCTTACGTAAATCGTCCCAGTAACCCATCTCATCTCCTATTTAAAATGGTAAAATACTACAACTCATTAATAATGTCCTGGAGTAAATAACTTTCATTAAAATGCTTTCTGGGATGGGTTGGACGTCATATAATAAAATATAAAAAAAAAATGAAATGACGTTCGCCAGCTACTTTTCAACTATTCCAGGTCTTTTATGTTTTTTTTAACCGCGCCTAGATAATACCCCTATTCAGTTACAATGATTATTATAGGATTACGATTTTTATAGATAAGTAGTAAATATAGTAAATATATTTACTAGTTCTTAGAAAAATTACAAAATATTGAGTTAAATAATATCACCCGGGGATCTTTATATATTATATGATGAAAGGGGGGGTCAAAAATGACTCTTAAAATAACCCAGGCTGAACTGGGTAAAATTCTCGGTTGCGTCGATACGACGTCAATCGGTGGTCGTCAGCTCACCAAGAGTGAGCTGTTTGATTTGGCCAGATTGCGTGGCGTCGATAAGACGTTGCGTCTGGCACATCCTGACGGTTACAACACCTACTATCCAGACGATTGGATGGCGGATGTACAAACCGTCATTATATAAAAAGGGACTCATGTCCCTTTTTTTTTTCATTTTATATATGAATCATCCCCTAACAATCTAATACCGATAACTAAAGGGGCTAAATATGGTTGATAAAAAAAAGTTTAAGAAGAATAAATCACTCGATGTCCCGGCAATTATTAACAGTCGTTTTCTTATAAATACTTTGAAGATCGTAGTTCATGGAAAATTAAACTCTTCAAAGTTGACGACTATTAATTCTTTTTTTAAAATGGTCGACGTTCATCAGTATGAAAAAGACGTTGATACTATGACTCTTTTGAAAGCTGTTGAATCGGTTACAGCTATGAAACTGGAAGGTGTTGTTGACCATGCGCTTTTAACCAGTGGAATAGAGATAGCGTTAACAGCTCACCATTCAAAAGAGATTTTCACAGACGTCATAGAACCGATGGTTATGAATGTCTTCAACGTTCCAGAGCAAGAGATCGATTTTATAATGAGAACTATTGCTCTCTATACTAAGTATGGTTTTATTTTGGAAGCTAAGGATTCGATAGTTGAGAAGTTTGTAAATGTCGAATCCGGCAGCATGAAAGGTGTGGAGAATGAGATAAAAGAATTGGAAGAAGATATATCTCAACTCCATATGAAACTGCATAAGACACATTCAACAGACGAAGTTGATATAATGGATGTGGTCTCAATTCTCGATCCAGAGTTCACAACTAAATATTTACCAGCAGTCCACAAGGCATCGAAAGATAAGAAGAGAGTTTTAAAAACTGGAATACAAGCATTAAACCAAATGCTCGATCCAGCTGGTGGTTTTATAACAGGGAAGATGTATTTAATATCAGCTCCTGTCAACTCTTTTAAGAGTGCGTTTTTATTGTATTGCGCTTGGTGGATTAGCCGATATAATGGTGATAGTTATAAAGATGCCTTTCAAACCACAGGAAAACGGCCATCTGTACTCTTAGTATCGCTGGAGAATACGTGGGATGAAAATATTGAGAGATTAGTTGCAATGGTATCCGGTGGTGTGCAGCTATCAACACTCAATACAGCTAAAGATGTGGAAGAGATATGGGATACAAATGTAACAAAGAACAACCCACTAATTGATATTACATTACTCTATGCCAGACCGGACCGTTTTGGTGTTACGGAGCTTGAGCAGAAAATAGACGAGTTGGAAGTGGAGAGAAATTGCAAATTCATAGCAGTGATAGTTGACTATCTTCGAAACATGAGAGATGACTCTGGAATAACAGATCCGAGATTAAAAGTGATTCATATCTCAAAAGATTTACAGACTCTCGTAACGAGACGACCAGATATGTGTTTAATAACAGCCCATCATACTTCAGCTGAGGCCGACAAAGCGATGAAAGATCATGCTGATAAGGGTGGAACTGACCAAGCAAAGATTTTAAATCGAACACATAACGTTGAAGCAAAATCTGTTGACGAACCGGTCGACTTCTCTTGCTTTTTAAAACCAGAACAAAGTCGAGCAACTAACGAATGGTTTCTTGGTGTGAGAAAAGAAAAGCAGAGAGGGTTTAGAACTGATAGAGAGTATTTTGCTCTCCCTTTAATAAATAAATTTTTTATCAGAGATGATATTGAATCTCCGAAACCATCTCACGTCGATTCTATAGCAGATACAGATCCGGCTAAAGATACGTCGATCCATAGTGATCAGATACAAAAGGGAGTTTCTGTTAGAGAGAAAGGTGACGTTAAAAACAAGGAGATCTTCAGCGCCAAATTTCCGGCTCAAATCTCGTTTAATAAGGATGGGGCTGAAAAAAATGATAATAAATAAAAAAAAGATGCAGCGGATCGTCCGCTGCATCAATTTCTTTCTAACCGTCAGGCTTGGTCCATATTCAGCTTATCAACACTAACTTCCGAATACTCCTGCCCTTGGGTTTTGTGAGTGTGATAGTTCACCCAATCTTCAGGCAGATCGGTGATTTCGACTTTCCGGTAATAAACGTTGACCCGGCACCGGTTGTGATTCATATAGCACGGTTCCGGATCACCCTCCTCCAAGCCACCAGATTCCTCAATAATCAGGAAGAAATGGTTGTAATTATATTTTTTGGCAAGGAAGATTGTGTGGTAGAGATAATGATCGATACTCACTTTATCGATCGTGTTCGGATCGATAATTATGAGAAGCGGTTCTTTATTTAACTCCTTACACCTGTTAAAGAGGAAAGCTTTATAATCCCCCTGAAACAGCTCCTCTGTGCCCTCCTCCGGATCGACCTTATGATCTATCGAGTCGATGAAGTACGAGGGGTCATCGTCGATTGGGCAGCAATCATCCACCCCACCAACTTTAAACTCTCGTTCAACCTGGTAGTACAGAGGTTGATCTCCGTACACCACCTTGCAGTCCTCCGAGACAGATAACGAATCCCCAGACAGAAGGGAATCGACAACGCGAGACTCCAACATCATTGGACTCCCGCCCGGCAGAACTTGTTGGCCATTCCCACCATCTGGAAGAGCGAACGGGTTCATACCGCTTGGGTTGGCACCAAAGTTAAAGTTTACATTTTGGAGCCCGTTGTTGGGTCCAAAGAAACTAAAACCTTGTTGTGGCGAAAACATTCCGTGCATGGTCATATGACCACCTCTCTTTATATTTAAAGTTTAACATTTTCATCAAACCCACATAATCATATATATATTTTCTTTTGATTTTAACAGAATAGAAGTAGGAAATCGACCCTACCCCAAACATTATAATATCGCGTCTATTGCTGTATTTTTCAAAAGGAGAAGTCATTTTGAGCGACTTTATAATACCTGTTGAGGATGGTAAAAACACAGAAGATAAGTATTCTAGAGAAAAATTCTGTATTGAAAAAATACGATCACAAGTCACCGGTACTGAGTTTACCGGTGACGTAAGGTATGAACCAAACTATATTGTGGAGTATATAGATTCAGTTTTCACTGAAGCTGATCCGGATACTATCATTCAAGAGTTTGAGGAGATCTGTGGTGCGGTGGACAAAATCGACGAACACGATTACCTTATTTCGGGAATAAAGGATGTGTTTAAGGAGTGTATCGGGGTTAGTGTTGAGAGCGAAGAGGTGTATTTTGCTGATATATATGACATTTATATAGCTTTTGTACTGTCTCTAAAAGATACGATCGAGAGATCGACAATCAACCATTACGCCAGTATTAATGAGCCGATCTCAAAGAAGGGTAATATAAGGGATAAGATATCTGAATATTGCCTGAGCGATGATACCAGTTTACCAGACGATTTCATAAGAAATGCTGCCGTTGGGGATGCCAACACCAGTCTTATCAATATAAATGAGAAACTTGAGTCATTTCAGATATCTGTCGATCATGACACGCTATCAAAATATTTGTTTCATTTTATAGAGATGGCATTGTGAGGTGAATATGGACGAACGGTTAAATAAATATTTTGAGATCACCGAAGAAAACGCTTTTGTTGTTAAAGAAAACGTTTACGTTGAGACCCACATCCCAAAAGAGGATGTAGAAGATCGCACTGTCGAGATCATTGGTGATACGGCTAGTTTGTTTGGTCAGTTGGATTTTTATGTTTGGGAACAGACATATTCGGATGATCTTAAGATCGACCAAGCGAAGAAGGTTTTAATGCGGTTGCCAAATTTGATTCTGACTAAACCTGGTCGGATTCGGTATAATCAAGATCTCGCCATGTATATCTTCGAGTATAATCGTGGTGATAAAATTATCGTGAATACGAGAATAGAGCAGTCTGTAGCGACTGTTGTGAAAATGTTTAAGAGAGTAATCCATCATAAGATTCCGGACGATGTACCATATGATCAGATTCCGTATTTGATAGAAGAATGTGCTCGTATTAATGGGTATAACCTTAGAGCTAATATCCTTTTTATCGATCTTATATCGATGGTCGTTGCCAGAGATCCACATAATCCGGTTCGTCAATTTAGGGAGTATCTCAATAGTAAAAAAGGTGTCTCTATGCTCGAACGAAAGTTGATCGATATCGATAACATTCCAGCTCTAGTCTCCCAGTTTGGAGCTCTATCGTCCGGTTCTGCTAAGCGGGGTATGACGGCAACGATTGGGGCGATTAGATCGGGTGAAATGGATGTTGAAGAGTTGGATGTCGAGAAAGTGTTGTAAAATCTCTTATTCTCTAGGGAATTCTTTTTTATTAAATTAAACATTCTAATAGTGATCTATTACTTTTTTAAACACATGTTTCAGGTCTTGGAGGAAAGGATATGGCCACCAATCACGATTATTTCGTAACCACGATGGTGAAAGACATGTCTATCGCACTGCCAGATCCCGAACCGATTCAAACCGGTTTGGTTTATCTTCAACCTTTTTTTAGTCCGAAAGGTTTAGATAATGAGATCAAGCGATATTCAGGTGTTGGAGCTTTCGACTTGGAATACGGGACTGACGCCTCTGATATTCGTAAGTATTCGCATGGAGCTCTAATCGCCCGTGAGGTACTTAAGGGGGGAGGTATAGTCGATTGTTGCCGACTGATGCCCGTTAGTGCAAAACAGGCCGGAATTGCTTGGGGAATTAAAGTTGTTTATAGTTCTACAGATCGTAAGACACCTCTCCGCATTAGCCAATATACTGCTGATTACGATAAAGAATTAAGTCCGGCAAATTGGTATAAAAAGCAGGTGCTGATCGTTGACAGATCGAAAGCCCAAAAGGGTGAGAAGGGTGTTGAATTGCCGACAAAGAGGTGGTCGGCTAATACCTTATTCTTGAGGGATGAGATTGCACAAGTCTCAACTTCAAACGGTAATGATCGTTTCTATAAATTAGATGCGATATCAAACGCTGTCGTTCCCGGTACTCCTGGATCTGAGAGGATCTGGTCTTTGATCAATGGGACTGGTGCGGCTGTCACCTATAATCCGGCAGTTCCTTTTTATGAAGAGGGAACTATCGTCCTCGGTGCTGATCAAAAGTATTTCAACTGTTTGAGAGATACGTATACCGAAGATGCTGATACCGGTGATAAGATTTTGGTTTCCGATTATGTCGGTCCGCCCGATGAGGCTGAAGAAAATGAGTTCTGGGAACTCATCGAAATAAAGATCTTCAATGCTGAAGGTGTCACCGGGATGGGGCACGAAGATATCCGTCCAATATATGAGGAGCAAGAAATACTTGATCCGGAAACTGGTGATCCGACTGGAGATTATGAGCAAGTTCAAGTTGGAACCGAGACAATATGGGTTCCTAATGAAGTGAATTGGGATAAGCTTGTTGAAGGGCCGGCCCCGTTTGGTCCTGGAAGTTATGTATCATCTGGTGGTAATACATATAAAGCCAATCAATGGGCGACTTGGATTCCGACTACGAGTGCTGTTAGCATTTGGAAAGAGTTAGATCCGGTTAATCTGCGCGTTGTTGTAAAATATCCTATTTTGTGGGCGTCCCTTAAAGGTCGTGGCACATATGGGAATGATTATCAAATTTCTGTTTCGACGGATATACCTCGTCTGAACACCCACGACGGAATTCGCTATGGGGTTCGATTCTATGAGAATGGTGTGATAGTCGGATCTTCTTTTGAATATTTGACGACATCGTTTGATTCTGAATCAACACTTGCTCCCGGATCGCCTATTAAGGATTGCTATGATATTAATTTCGAAGCTTTCCAAAGAACGTATAAGCTTCCGATAGATAGCGGATATTCGAGTGAAAACTATATCGATCTTCTTTCCGATCTGGCACTTAGCTTCCCGATCGAAGATAGAGATCGTTTGAAGTATTTCATCGATCCGGTTGGTGGTGCTACTCCTCGTGATTATAATTACGACGATCCGGCCCCTACCAATGTCCTTCGAATCAACCGTCTCGTATTAACGGGTGGTGAGGAGATACGTCATAGATTTACCGGTGGTACCGATGGTCGTTACGACTATAACATGACCACTGGTGAGGTTCTTGACGAACGTCTATTTGTCAACGGTGTTGTGAGAGGGTTGCGCAGTGATGAACAGGGAGCGTTGGCAGAATGGGATTGTAGCAGACGTGATGGTGCTGATCCGGAAGCTCATAACCCGACTCAACTTCTTGAGAATTTCTATCGTGGAAATGTGGATGCTTCCATATATGATCATAGAATCATCGACTCCGGTATATCGCTGGATGCGTGGTGGCCGTTCTATGTCAAGAATATCATGACATCATTCTTTAACTCTGATATTCGTGATGATATAACGACGATAGTTGACCTCGGTCCCGACGTTTACACTGCGAAAGATGCTGCAAAGAACGCTCGTCGCATTAGCGTTGGATCTCACGACGGTCTCACAAATAGTGTGGCTATCACGATTCATAATGGAACGACACTTAAGCTTCCGAGAAACGTTAGAACGTCGAGTACGTTTGAGATTGCCGGTAGCTTGCCAGCACTATATCGTAGTCGTGGACCGTTCACTGTTTACGCCGGTTACATGAGCGGACGTGTTAATAACATGAGATTTGATTTCTATCCTCGTGTTATTAAGGACGATGTTGAAATCGGACCGTTGCGCGATGCGTCTCTGCTGTTTGCAATGAGACTCGACAGAACAGACAATTTGTATTGGATGTCTGACGATAGTCAATACGCAAACAGATATTCGGTACTCGGATCTTTGCGCAATGTCATATTTGTTGGTGAAGTAATTCGCACCTTCAGAAAAGTACTGGTTCGTTATTCGTTCCATCCGGTTAATGCCGCAGCCGCTATTGCTGATGCAAGAGCTGATTTAAATGCGACGTTGACTTCAGGGTTCTTCCCTCCGAGTCTGCCGATAACTTATGATATCTTCCAGACAAAGAATGATAAGATAACCCAGAACGCTACCGTTACTATTAACATAACGTTCCCGGACACTATCAAAACGTGGACATGTACGATTAATGCCCACAGACAACCCTTGGAATAGGATGGAGGAATAAATAACTATGGCACAGAAAGTCGTGTTTAAAAATAATTCCGTGTCAGGTGTGCATGGTGTAGTCAACCCTGCAATGAAGGGTGTCTCCCCATACCTGACAGGCGTTGGTGGTCACGTCGGTATACGCACTGGACAAGTCCAAGGTGTTCCCGACTTTACCCACAATAACGTCTCGATGGAGGAGCCCTTACGTACTGGCCGTTTTATAGGTAAGTGGCTGAGAACTCCCACTTTTCTACCGCCTGAAATGACAGATTATTGGTTGTACTTCCTCGAGGATAAGATTCTCGAGGTGAACGGTCTGACCGATAATGAGATCTCGCCGATCGAAAGAACGACCGGCGCAGTCGGTAGGTCGGAAAGTTTTGCTGGTACTTACAAAGAAGCCAACAATAAATTCACGCTGAAGATTCCTGAGGTTAAAGGTTCTCCGGTGAGAAAATTGATGAAGTATTATCTTAGTGGTATCAGTGATAGTGTTACAGGTATAGCTCACTTCCATGGGCAATCCCATTTGAGGTTCTCAAAGGTGAACTATGGTGGTGACTTCCTGTATATACTTCTCGGTCCGTCAATGCGACCCGACGATATTGAGTTTGCATGTATGTGGCTGAACGCATTTCCGCAAAAGGATTGGATCTCCCAATTCAATAGTGGAGCAATTGGTGATCCAGGATCTCCTCTTGATATGGATATCGATTTCAGCGGAACGTATGTGCAGAACAACTCTGTCGATCGTCTTGCGATGATTATGACTGAGGTGGTAGGCCTTTACAAAGATACAGTCGAGGATGTTATTCTTCCGGAATATATCTACGAGAAATATCTTGGTGGTGTTGGTACCGGTAACGCATTGCGCACAATGCACGGAGCTAACGTTCAGTCGAAGCTCTACAACATTGCCAATCGTGTTACTGAAATCAACGACGGTACTGAAGGTGGTTCTTCTTCCCGCAACTACAAAGAAAGCTCCTGGTCTGCTCAGATCGAGCTTGGTGAAGAAAACAAATCTCCTCAGAACGTCATTGACGGTTACCAAAAAGCGGCTACCGAGGGTACTGGTATTACAGTTCGTCCTGGATCTCCTCTTTACATGGAAGGATCTTATGACGAGAAGACTGGTCTCTTCGGAAATCAGAAAGCTGGAATTGGTGACATCGATGAAGTTCGAATTGGTGTCAACGGTGAAGCTGCCACGACGTAAGACGAATAATAAGACGGTCGGGGTCACACCCGACCGTTTTTTATATAGTATTTACCCAAACATTCTAATATAAGGAACATCAGGGAGGAATAATGAAAAATACGTTTTCAAACATCATTTCGGAGAAAACCGAGACAAACGTCGTGTTAAAAGACGATGCAAAGACATCAATAATTCCATTTTATAAGGAAAAATCCTTCCTGTTAAACACTATCGATTACTTGAAGTTCATTAAATCAATAGAACACCAAGTCCGAACGAGTAAGGAATATAGTGCTTATATACGATATCTGAAAGAGGATTTAGATCCTAAATTAAATCATTGCATGGTGTATAGTAACATCACAGACAGTGACGCCCCTATAGAAATGCACCATCATATATTTACACTATTCGACATCGTGGAGATAATCTCCACCTGGTTTTTCAAGAATGATATGCCTTTTAGTTCATCAAGAGTATTCCATGTGGTGATGGAAGAGCATCGTAATAATAGAATCTTGGTTGTCATGTTGTGTAAAGCTGTTCATGAAGCTGTACACAATAAAATTAATCCAAGATTTTTAGATTACAGAATGGGCCATGGCGATATAGTTGGTTTCCTAGAGAAATACTGGGATTGTCTTTCGATTACTCATATTAAAAAAATTCAGGTGTATATGGAGGAGTTTAAAAAACAGACATGCGAAGAAATCGGGTATTTTTTCGAAGAAGTCATTAGTCGTTGGGATACTATTTGAGTTTCCTTAAATGTAACTTATTGTTTACAATATACAAAATTGGTAAGTAATTTCTTGGGACACGATCACCATACTGCATGTTACCTAAAAAGAGAACGCGATATCCGTCGATATAATTGGAATGTTGGAATATAAATGTTTTTAAATAAGCAAATGGAACAAAGAGGTGTAAACTATGGCAGTCGAATATGAAAAGAGTGTTATATGGGAAGACGAAAGAGTAAATAGTATTCTCTGTTTTCTCAATTCACTTATTATAAAAAACGCACAAGAGGCGGATATATATGAGACCAGTGATTCGTTTCAGTATTACCGAACTCATTATGAATCACTTCTCCACTTTACAGAAAAAGAATTTCGAGAGGAGAACGATTTTCCCCTCAATGGTACAATGACAAAAGAGTTAAACGACCTATGGAAATTACGCCAAGCGGAAATCCGTTTTCAACTCGGCCGTTATGTTGATAAGAATAAATATTATGCCCAGATGACTGGGAAACCCTCGGATGGCGAAGAGATTTTAGTTTTGAATTTAGATCATCCGATGTTTGATACTGTAGAGTTTGATTTTACCCCTATAATTAGATCACTTGAGCAAGAGGTGTTAGGTCCCCCACCTAACGACATAGTGACTTTAGCATCGGTGCTAAAGAAAAGGAATTTATATCGGACAACCTTTTCCACATTCTTTGGAAACCGATATGAAAACTATGGGGCTGATGGTGGAGAACGATTGAGCTTTTTATCTAATAAGCACCTCGTCTCTCTGGGGGAACCAGCAGTCCCAGACTTATCTATTAAGAAGAGACCGCTTAATTCGGATTATATAAGAGATGAATTAAATAGAATGATGCACGACAATCCATCTCTTAATATTTCGATTGATATTTTGGTGAACGAATTTAAAGAGTTAGTCGATAGAACGACAGGGGATGAGGAATCATTAAATAATTATACTAACCCGGAAATAACGGGTTGGTGTATAAAGAATAACATCCCGTTATTGTATATCATGATACATGAGTTGGATCGGAATAAACAGAGGGTGACTTATAACCTGATGTTTTCCGATAGAACGCTCAAGATTGTCGATTTATTCCGTGATGTTTATAAATATACATACCTCAATTTTCTCCACGCCGGTCTACGGATTGAGAAGATACGTGAGGCGGAACACTTTGATATTGTTTCATACGAAAGAGCTGCTCTAGATGACATAGATCTTAACAACTTCTTTAAGGTGTATGACGAAGTTAAAGAAATTGTCCAGAGAAATAAGCACATCATAGCCCTCGAAGAAGTGTACGCAGCGTACAGTAACTTCGAGATAATGGTAATCTTATTTGGCACATTTCAGAGAATGTGCAGCGCTTATATTGATCGCTATTCCATTCGTAATTATACCGATATAGAGGTCGATGATATTCTTGACTCACATAATCTTAGTGTGTTAAAACAGTTAAAGAATGTGACAAAAAGAAATATCGTTGAAGCTATCGATATAATAATGGCTTACCGTGGAACCGAGGAGATATTAAATAAGATTATTGGAGTTATCGTCAATGATGCTCGACTCTCTATTCTTAAATATGATCTTCATAAAGGGTATTCCAAGTATGAAGATAATGATAGAGATGGAAAACCAGCATTAAACAACGAATTTTCTTACAATAATAATTATAATACCAAGCTGGCATTTTCATCACGTATTATAGCCACCAATGATTTCGAACAAAGATTACTCGTCGGAGATATTCATGATGATTACGACGCGTTTGTTATGTTTGACAAATATTGGGCGGGGCAGCAGGTGTTCCCTAACTGGTTCACAAGGGATAAAGCTTTACGTGATATAAAAAATGCGATCTTAGCTCTTCCGTTTAATAAGTTGGATACTAAGTATATCGGGGTCATGACGAAGGTCGACATGTATGCCAGATATATAGATATGATTTATAAAATTGGTTTCCTGATGCAATACGGGACGGAAGATATTTCAACGGGATCTTTACTAAACATCGAAGATAAAATTGGTCTAGAAACTGATATTACCTACACGTTTGATGGAATCGAATGGTCACCGTCACAACTCTTTACATTGTGTGCGGCTATACAATCACATATTGATTTCACACGTAATACAGTCTTCGAGGATCACGAGGAGATTTATTCAAAAGTTTCCAAATCGGATCCCATGTATGACGTCATTCGCCCAGAGCTCTTCCAGTTTAAAGGGTTAGCTCGTCTGGTATTATTAGAGGAAGACCAGATAGTATACGACCTGTTAGACAAAGACGATGGGGCGACATATGAGTATGGTCCGTTCTCTTGGAATTCAATTAAAGAGTTTATGCTCATTAAACTCTCTGATGAAGAAAAAGAGTATCAGTATGGTAAAACGACTGAGATGGATGCGGCTATAGATGCGATCGTTCAGAGATTTAATGAGGAATTAAAGAATCTTCGTGTTTCAGATCAGATAAAAGCGATACGCATTACATCTCGTAATGCGACATTCTTCGTAACTATTAAAGAGGACTACGAAGAGAGAATTAAATTCTCGAAGAAGACTGGTATTTCTCTTTTCGATCTGGATGATGCTTCGTATGGGGATAATATCCTGCTATCTAAGAGAGAAAAGAGTTATTACGATGCCCCAATCCCGACATTTAATAACGGACTCCCATCTTCTCTCGATTTCACCAACATAATTGCCAACTACAATTTATATAAAACTAAATTGCTTGGTAATGGTGGTATTGTCGATAGAGCTCATACATCGGATGATTTAGTTCTTGGGAGAGCTTGGGAGAAGATAGTTGAATATTTTTACACCGACGTATCAATTGAAGGTGATTATGCCCAATACATTAATAGTAGAGATACTCTTCTGGAAGGGGATGGGGAGTTTGTCGAATATGATCCTCTGAATCCAATATATAGTGAGACTCAGATCGTCCGGATGAATGGGGTATACTTCACCTGTAAACGGGATACCTTTGAAATCGATGAAGATAGTGGTGATGACGTGTTGATTGGTACGTATGAACCCCCGTACATTGGGGATGAAAACGACTATTGGAGACCTTCAGATATTGCTCCAAGACGTAATACGTTCTATCATTATTTTCAAGACCAAGGCGATCCACAGATGTTAGCACTATATGAAGATCGCGTATTAAATGCACCTTTACGTTATGTACTTGGAGAGGATTCCTACCTATTCCAATATTGGAAGTTAGCACAAGTAGCGTTTGTTAACAGTGTTCACGAGATATTGGATTTAGAGAAAGACGTATACGATACCGACGCTTCATATAAGGAAGGTTTAGATTTAACACTCCTGATACAAACTCTTGTGTCCATATATGTGGAGATGAGAGATGTTGCTATTGTTCTCGATAATACTTCAACACCCGAAGATGGTCGTATGTATTTCCACGATCGTCATAGTGTTAGTGATGAGTCGACCGCATTTAGAGACAATCTCACTATCAGTACTTTAGATAGTGACAAAGTTGTCCAGATAATCGACAATCGATATGAAGAAACAATAGATATTAGCGAGCGCGTTATTATCACAGCTCTCGATTCTCACACTGACACGTATAATATAAATACGGTTCAGATCGAGCAGACAGAGTTTACAAGAAAAGACGACCTTGTCGAACAGCAGATCGTCCTCGTTACAAGCGATGATAGTCGCAACGGTGACGATAATGTTTCGTTCTATAGTGCCGGTCAAGTCGACGAACCAGATTTTATTAATAATATTAACAGAGGGTAAGGTGAAATGATTCAAAATTCCGAATGTCTTAAGAATGAGACTCGAGTGCGGATATATGATGAGAACGATAACCTTATACAAGTTCTCCAGAATGTCACTGCATTGCCGGGTCGTATTTCAACTTTCGAGAAGACTTTTCTAAACAGAGAGACTGCTCAGTTCCGTAAAGAGCATCACTTCTCTTTGAAAGAGATTCTCGAGTTACAGAATGGCGCCGATGTCCCGGCTGCTAACGGTAAACCGGCAATAAGAATTCCCAATCGCAAGAACCAGGGAATCGGTAAGATTGTTAATTATGGTGTTCCCGACAGTGATCCGAGTGGGACTGACACGTTTCAGAAGTATTATGATAGGGAGGTTAATTGGTTTTGTGTTGGTAACTGGGGCGTTTTTACCACACCGCCTATCCAGGTTGCTAAACCGAAAAATCATGAGACTCGCCTATACAATATGATACCGTTTCTTTGTGTTCCTGAGACTAACGCTGTTGGAAACTGGGATGAACAGTATCGTGGTCGATATGCTATGAGACGGTTGGAAGAGATCAATGGAAAGCGTTACTACACTTACTACCTTAAGAAGATTAGTAGTATAGGTGACGCAACTCAGAAGAAGATCATGGTATCGCGCAGTGACGGAACCCCCTATACCTTAGGAGGTCCAGGCGATCGCAATTTTGCTTGGCATAACAGTGATCAACCTTGGGGAGCTCCGGGTGGTCCTGAGGATGAAAGTCCTCTTACAAACGTTGCTATCTACACATACGTTGACTATGAGTTGAGAATTGAACCCGAGGACTTTAAAGATTTCTTTAAAGTTACTAGCGGTAACAACAATCTCGATCTGTCACATTATGTTAGTGAGGCTGGTCTTGTTATTGGTAATTCCGTTCAGGTTGATAATGATGATAACGTTATCACCAATATGGGTGGTAGACCCGAAGTCCAGAATGCGGAACTCTATAGCAAGATCGTTCACTCACCGATCTATATGGACACAGAGTTCAAGGCGGCC